TAATAGCTACTAAACACATAAACTAGTTCATAATGTCAGTGTTAAACATCGAAAAATTAAAAATTTTATGTCGTGACCACGATAACTATATTCAAACAAAAATTAAAACTATTGAACATGAAATCACAAAGAAGAGTAGATCTAAAAATTCTGTTAATCAAAATCCAAGTTATAAATCACTACCACCTTGGGAACAATGGAGATCAAAGAAGGATTATCAGTTGCTAAAAGTAATTAACCAATTGAAAATAAATTATGATGAGTTAATTAAAACAGCAATTTTAATTAATGAAAAGTTTGGAATAATAACATCAATTTTAAGGAATAATGTTTCAATGACCTCAAATTATAACAATGTTATTAGATCATTTCAATTTGATGATGAATTAAGTTCAATTATTGATATTTGTAATATGAATAGAGATGCTATTTTGTTGATCATTAAGTCTATTAATACTAAAAAACCAGTACCATGTTATGATGATCCATGTCAAAAAAGTGAAGCAGTTGATTTTTCATTTAATAAGAATTGTAAAAGGTACGAATTTGGAATGGTAAATTGGAAACAAGGTCAAAGAATACCAGATTCAGAATTTAGGTATATAGTTAATTGTGAAGTAAAATCTTCTTTACAAATGTTTCTTAGTGAACTATCGATAAATGATAACTCTACAAAAGAATTAACAAATAGGAAAAGGGAATCAATGTTGTATCAAAAACTATTAACTAAGGCATTAAATCAAACAAGAAGTGTTAATATTGCTAAGATGTGTTTTGCAAATTTCTTATTGTTCAAAAGTGTTCCTACTAATGATAATACTTTGCACCATTGTTTTAACGAAGAGAATCCATCAATGTATTATTTACAAAAATTACTTAATGATTATATTACATGGCCTTTTTTAGACACAACAACTGAAATGTATTATCCTAATGATTTAAAAATGTCATCCCAACTTCCAACATTAATTTATTCCGTATTAAATAGAGCGCTATCATATACATTTGGCACAATGACAGTTGGTTACTTTAATTTATCAATGGAAGTATTTTTAGAATGGGCAAAGGTATCATTTGATGATTTACATTTATTACAGAAGTCAAATATGAATAAAGTGACTAAGTTCTTAAATGAGAGAGTTTGTGCTTCGAAAATATTTACATATTCAGGAAATAACGTGACTGGAGTAAGGAATGTTCATTTAGAGAAAGAGTTTTGGTATAAAAATGAAAAAGAAGAACTTGAGAAAGTGTTGATGCAAACGAAGACTACCAGGCCCTATTTTAATTATGTTATTGAATTGAGAGGTAAAACATTTTCAAGGGATGAATTAATATTACATAAAATGGCTTTAGAAAACTGTACTAACAATACAACTTTCAAGAAAAGCTCACCTGCTTTGGAATATGAGCGATCTGCTAAACCTAGATTGAACAAACCTGTGACGAATCCTTATCCAGAAGAGAAAATTGATGGATTTACAACAAAACCAAGATACAAAGGTGTGATGGGAAGGATATGGAATAATTTGTCAAACAAGATGGAATATATTGCAGAAAAACTTAAAAATCGAGATTTTCAAGCAGAATTTTATGAACGATTAACTAATAATGCTAGTGGGCTTACTTCAGCAGATATATTACATTCAAAACAAAACCATGCATTGTTAAAGACGTTTTTGTCAGCACCATATGGCCAAAGATATATTACTGCGTTGATTGATAATGAAGTATTATTTAATAGATTACTTGCAATTGAGTCAATAACTGGTAGAGTAATGGCTGGAAAGAGAGAGCAAATTGATCGAAGAGTAAGATGGATTATGATGGTTTTAAATTGTTTACAAGCGGTGTTTTCATTAGCATTGTCAGTTGGTCGCGAACAGCATAAAACAGTTAATACAGTAGCATCTGGAAAACAAGTTGGTAACATTAAAGATATGATGCAAGTATTAAGATCTTCAAGTGATCCAAATGCAATAATTACTGATAATGACATAGTTGGAATGGATTCATCAACACAAGAACAAGTAGTTGGATCAGTGTTATGTTTCGTTTTTGGAGTTCTATCTGGTGTCGGAGACGCTCCATATTTCTTTTCAAATGGTAGGGAAGCAACAGCTGATGTATTTGACGAAATAGGTAATGTGATTGGTAAGAATACATACAACCTAAATGGAGCGCAAGATTATATGATAGAGATGATTGGAAAAATGCGAAGTAACAATTTTATATTTTCTGACACATGGGTTGGAAGTGAAGTGACTATACCTGGAAGTGTATTTTGGTCAGGGGCTTATCATACAGCAGTACAACATAATGTTTGGTTATCTGAAATGCTTTCATTATTATTAGATGATATGATAAAAACATATACAGAAACTAATGCTCGTTTGGACGCTAGCGTTTTGGGTGATGATGTATCTGCTGTCATTTTACAAAATCAAAATTCTGAAGAAGCTGATAAAAATGCAACTGAAATTATTGCTCAATTGATAGCAATGTTAGATGAATCCGGTTTTGAGGCGGAACCAGAATGTTCAAGGTGCTCATCAACGTTTTTACAGCAAACAGGATTATATGGAGCGGTGAAGCCAAAATCAGCTAGGTTGTCATTAAATGTTTCAGAGCATGAAATTTCAAGAACGAAAGATCCGATTAGTCAAATAAAAGAAATGGGAGATATATTGGATGAAATGTCTGGAAGATCACCATTTCCCGAAGCTGCAATTAACATATTAAATAGTTATTGGTGTGTGAATAGAGTGTTAGCATTGTCTAAAGGAATTGAAGGAAATAAGTCTTTTGAAAAAAGATTAGCTAATTTAAAGAATAAAAGTGTTGGCGCATATAAAAACTGGATTAAAGTAGGTGCTAATGGAGTTAAGATTATCGTTCCATATGTTGGTGTATATCTTAAGGAAATATTTGGAAATACGCTACCATCATTTTATAGTGCACTTGATAATGTTACCAAAAAACCATCTTTTCTATCACCAAAAGGAACATTTACGGAAAGGTGCTTATTTGAAATGTCGTATATTAAAATGCCAAGCTCAGAAGTAGATGACATAATTGAGAAAGACAGACAAAATAAACTAAATAGACTGAATGCAGAATTTAGACTTGGATTGATTTCTGAGGAAATTTATAACAAAAAGAAAGATTTACCTGGTAGGTTTAATACTATTAATAAAATTAATTTTAAGATAATCGATGATTTAGGCTTCACATTTGCTCAATGGTTAAGTGGAAATATTGTTAATAGGGCTAGAATGTTGAAAAGGGATTTAGAAAATCCATCTTTTAACACAATTGTTAATATAGGTAAGCAGAAACAAAATCAAAGAAAAGCCGCATTATCTTACGCTGGAATGAACAATTTAAGAAAGGGTGGATATTCAATACCTGAATCATTGATATATTATAATCAACCAAAAGTGCGAGTAGAACAAGCGTTTGCATTAAAATTAGAAAAGAGTAGAAAATTTGGGGATGATAATGAATCGATTGTTGACAAATTAATTGATTATGTGAATGGTGGGGTTAAAAATTTTAAGTTTGGAGAATTGCAGCTGTTAGATTATAATGTAATATCAACAAATCAAAATATCGAGTTATCGCCAGATGCTCAATTATTAATTCAATCTAGTTTAGGACCATGTGCATCAATAAAAACAATACATCATAGGGGGTTAATGTTATTCGGATTTCCATTTAATGTAAAATCTAGAGATTTAGCTGTTGAGTCATTTAAAAATGTCTTATCTTTTGGTGCGGATGCGGATAAAGTGTTAAATGAAGCGGTTAGGATTTATAACAGAGATCAGAAATATCTAGTTGAATTTTTATACGCAATAGGAGTGGAACCATCAGAACATAAAAAGATGGAATCAATAATTAAAGAGTTTAGGTTTCAAGGAATAACTCAATATAAGAGCGTTTTTAATGTAAGAAAATTCTTTTACTTTGTTCCATCTACTTTAAGGGCTAATAGTTTATCAATATTCAGGCAACCAATAACTAGACATAGGCGATGGGGAGTATTACATAATATGATAGTAAGAGATTACTTTTTAGCATTTCCGGAAACCAAGCAGAAAATCTTTATTGATATCTCTGACAATATGAGTGATAGGATAATGATGCTTTAGTAGTATAGCCGTCCA